ATGAGGCTTCGTTTGAGTGAAGACTATGTTATTGATACTGACGATTATCGTAGGGAAGGGTTGCGTATTGCTATATTAGCCATGAGTGGGCATGGGAAGTCTAATGTTGCTGCGGATGTTGTTGAGGATGTTTTGGATCAGAAGGGTCAGGCTATAATTCTGGAGCCTATTACTGAGTGGCACACGCTCAAAGCCCGTTATAACAACGTGGTTACTGTTGGCGGCGAGTTCCGAGACTTGCCATTAGAACATGACTTCGCCAAGGAGTACGTGCACGCCAGCCTAGAAAACGGCGTTAACCTCGTAGTCAACATCAGTGACCTTGAAGAAGAGGCTGAGCAGCGCAAGTTTGTGGCTGATTTTCTATGGAATCTTTATCGTAGCGAGCAGAAGTATCGGCGAGTTATTTTCCTCGCGGTTGAAGAGGCGGACACCTGGGCTCCTCAAATGTGGGACCAAACGAGCAAGCAGAGCTTGGCTAGGGTAAGCCTCATCGCTAAGCACGGACGTAAGATCGGCATCTTTCCTATTTTTATTACGCAGAGGCCTGCTGATTTCCATAAATCGCCTCTATCGCAATGCAATGTCATTCTCTTTGGCAAATTTACCAGCTCTGCTGACTTGGATTCGAGAACTGGCATTATGTACGTGGTGAAGAAGCTTCACATTGCCATTGAGGAGAAGGACATTATCAGCTTAGAAACGGGCGAGTTTATTGTTTGGGACAAGTTTGGTGTGCATAGGGTTAAGGTTCGGAAGAGGTCCTGTCCGCATGGGGCTGATACTCCACTTGTGGCGCCTGTTCCCTTCGCTGCTGGTGTTAACGAGACTCTTGGTTCGCTTAAGGAATCCATAGAGAAGGCTTTGGTAGCTAAGAAACGCGAGAAGTCTGAGATTGAGCGGTTGCGAGTTGAGGTTGAGGCAGCCAAGCGTGAGAATGAAGAACTGAGGAAGAAGGCTGACATCAAAATCGCTATCTCAGAAATGCTCAAGGGTGAAAGACCCGCAAGAGAGACGCCTGACCTAACAGCCAAGCTTGGAGAGTTAACGAAGGCTTACGAGGACCGCATAGAAGCTTTGGAGCAGGAGAAGAAGGACAAGGCTGAGAAGCTCATTGCTGTCAAGTCTGAGATGACACTTTTGAGAGAGAAGTTTAAGGCGTATGAGCCTCTCGACAAGGCTTTATCCGCCATCGTTGAAGGCAAATTGGCTACGTATCTACCTTCGAGCTTGCCTGCGTCTTCTAGTGCTGTTGTTGGGTTGCAGAGTGTTACGACTGTTGTTGATGTGCCTGCTGCGGTGAAGCGTGTGACTATTCCGACTGACACGGTGAAGGGTAAGGTTTTCGCTTTGGCTAAGCTGGGACTCTTTGACGCTTGGAAAACCGCCAAGGAGGCTCATAAGAAACTCATTGATGACGCCAACTACTGCACGTATGCTGCTGTGAATGAAGCCTTGAATCAGCTTGTTAAAGACGGCTTGTTTGGGATGAAGCACACGGATCGGAACCGCTTCAAACTGGCGCCCAACGTGGTCTTCGAGAAAGCCTAGGTGATTCTTTGGCTGAGCATACCGAGGTTAGAAGTAAAAATTTTTGTGGTTCGAAGTCAAAAGTCAAATTTGACTTTACTACTGTTCGGACTCGTGTTATTCCCATTTTGAAGCGTGTTGAAGTGGGCGACTATCCTGCTAAGATAGGACGCATCTATGGTTGGAGCAAACAGCATGTCAGCTACTATTTGAAGAAGCTTCAGAAGGCGGGTTTGATTAGGCGCAAGGTTCGTAGCCGTGTTGTGTTTTATGAGTTGACTGAGCGTGGTAAAAATTTTCTCGGGTCATGTGAGGGCGAGGTTTTGGGTTCGGGTGTGTATCGGCTTCACAAATGTCAGGTTAGGTATGGTGTTGTAAGTGAAGGGTTGTTGCCAGCGGACTTTCGTAGAGTCGAGATGACTAACTGGACTGCCTTGTTGGGCTTGGAGCAGGGTGTGCATGTCCGTCGTACTAGTCGGAGTTGGATTGTTCATGTTGAAACGTTGTATGGGCATCATCCTGGAGAGCTTTTCACTTTGGCTAAGAATTTGGCGGATCGTGTGGCTAGGTCGTTGATGCAGAAGTATGGTTGTAGGTTGACTGAGGGCGAGGTTTGTCGTGGTTACGAGTTGGCTGTTGACGACCCGGTGGCTCAGCTGCTTAGTCGCTATTTTACTGTGGCTACTGGCAAGCGTAAGATGGATCACAGTCTAGGAGAGGATGAGGGCGAAATTGACCATCTGAGTCGAGATGCGGCTGTTGAGTATTTGCTGATGCCGGAGCGGGTTAAGAAGCTTGAGGGACAGGTGGAGGCGTTGGTCAACAGTTTGGAAGAGCTCTTGAACATGTTTCGACCGAAGAATCATGTTGCCGAGACTTTGCCTGAGGATGCTCGTAGTAAGAACCTGACTTATGTGGCGTGAATGTTCGTGGTGAGGAAACTGAATCATCACAATGCTATTTTTACGCTGTTTGAAAGGCACGGAAAATTGATGGACTTTTCACGCTTGCCTATTTCTTCAGCTGTTCATGTAGCTTGTGCAGTGTCAGTTTTGGCGGGTAGCAACATTGCGGTTTTCATTGTTTGTGAGGTTTGAGACAGTTTTTGATAGCTGAACCATCACAAATCACGGAAAAAGAGGCTGAAGAACAGCCTAAGAAACGTTCGCAATATGATAAAGTGGGTAAGTATCAATATCTTTTGCGGAAACTTAAGGCGCTCGACAAGAGGTTGAAGGCGATTGAGGTCTTTATGCGCCTTCTGGCCAAGGGTTTGGAGCATAATCTTGTTTTCGAGCCTGAGTATATTCAGATACCGCTTGTCGTGATGAGGTTGACAAACAAATCTTGTGGGAGCTGCGTGGCGCAGGAGAATATGGCATGCTTCCAAGAGATGTAGCAGCTAAGCTAGGCGATAAACGGTTTACACGGTTCTATGTAACAGCTCGTTTAATACAGATGAATAAAAAACTCGACGCGGTTCTGGGTCAACGTGTAGCTGAGAAAAGAGGCAAAAACTGGGCACTAACAAGCTTCATGCGTAGCGCTTGGGACAGCACAAAAGACGAATTGGAAGAAGTCGAGGAAGTGACAAATTAATCTGACAGAAGGTAGCGGAACCTTTAAATTCACCTTTAATTAGATAAAGGTTATATAAAGGTTGGATAAAGGCTATGGCTAAAATAATCAACTTCATGATTGATGAGAACTTCCTTAAAGAGTTTGACCATTGTGTAGAGCAGTTGGGCCTAACGAGAACAGAGCTATTGGTGGCTCTGATGGAGTTTGCGGTTCGCTGTTCAAAGGAAGGTCAAAGTTTCTTGAAAACATACTTAGAAACATTGAAGAGTTATCCTAGTAGGTCTATGGAAGATGCACGGGTTCTGGCTTCTTTCTACAAGGAGGCGTATGAGCGTGACAGAAGGTAATGATCACGGTGGATGGGTTGCGTTGGGATTATTACTCGCCTTTCTGGCAGGTGCAGCAATTGTGAGTAGTCAAATTCGCAAAGAAACAGTACCATGCCCAAATTGCTCAAAACCAGTGCCTGTAAAGGCACCTATGTGTCCTTGGTGTAGAAAACCTATACTGTGGAAGTGATAGGATGTCTGACGATAGATTTTGGGGTATTGTAGGAATCCTCGCAGCAATTATAATTGGAGCTGGTGTGATATCGGCTTTGACCCCACCGGGTCAAAAACTAATAAATCGAATAAACCAAGAGTTGTCACAGGTTGCCAACATCGTCAAGTCACATGTCAGTAGAAGAAAGGCGCATCCGCAAATACGCAAGACTGCTTCTGAACTAGTGTCTCAGAGAGAACCAAACGATTTTGTAGGGCAAATCTCCGATATACATCGTTTCGTAGCTGACGGAATAAGATATATCCACGACCCAGTCAGTGCAGAGCATATCAGTGATCCATTGGAGACCTTGTATGTGAAGGCGGGAGATTGCGACTGCAAATCCTTGTTATTAACAACACTTCTAGAATCAATAGGTTACAAATGCTATATGGTGCTTGTGAATCCTTTGGTGGAAATAAGTTCTGCAAGAATATTGAAACCTGGTCATGCTTTTGTGGTCACTTCAATACCAGACCCAAATGAATTTAGAAAGCGGGAGGAGAACACGGTTTCAATGATACTCTGCGAAAGAGGAACACCGACTAAATATCTAGTTCCTCTTGAGACCACGGTTAGTAAAGTTAGTGCGGGTTGGTTATCAGAGGACATTATAGAAGCAATTCATGCTGGTAGATATAGAGTGATAGATCCTGATGCACCACCAGTAATGGACCAAAGTTTATCCCTAAGACTGTTCTAATCAACAAGCATCCAACTTATTATTAACTGAATCCATTGAAGCGCTGGTACCTTTAGGCAGTGCATGCCCATAAGCCAATTTTACTTTTCTTCTCAAGCTGGTAAATATACAGAGAACCCTTTCTCTACTCCGTCTTCGACTTGTAAATCTATTTGTATTGACTTCTTCTCAAAAGCTGGACTTTTTGGTATTAAAAGGCTGAGCTTGCGCTCGTAGTTGGGAGCTATTTGTAGAGGGGCTGATGGCAACAACGGTTCAGGTTGCACACTGCAGTTATACATTGTAAATGGTTTTGAATCGATCAAAATATTCAGAACATTGATCTGTTGTGCTCCAATGTTTTTCATAATGAGAGGGACTTGCCAGCCTTCGGGAACTGAAGTAGCACTTGCGTAACTGACTTCTAATAGCCCATACTCTGAAGCTACGGCGCGCAGAGCTTGGCTATAGAGCTCTTGACTCTTCGCACTATCTTGGGGTACGTAACCTGATGGCGGTATAACTTCGTGCGCTTCACCTTTTTCGCTTACTAAGATTAGTCCTATTCCAAGCAGCTTCAATGCATCAGTTTTCAAGCCTCTCTGCACAGGCAAGGCAAGGTAGACGTTGCGAGCGGCTATACGCCATGTCATGCACTTCCCCAAAATTTCAAAAACGTCTTTGCCTGCAACATCGGCCTTCGCTTCAATGCACACGGTATCGGTCCATGAGCGAGTGACACCTATCACGTCAGGTTCTACGTGCTCTTTATAAGGTAGAATATCGCCTACCCAAATCTTAACAATCGCTTTTCCATGAGTGATTACTGCCCTCAAACCCCGAGCGCGCAGAAACCTCCTTGCTGGTTCATATAGTTCCTTCTCCTCCATAGGCGTTACCTCACTTCATTCCTAATAATTGGTGTTGTCTTAAATCTGTTTACTTGGAACAAATCAGTCCTCGAAGAACCCAGCCGAATACAAGTATAAAATATTAATATCTGTTAAGGGCTCTTTTGTGAATGTGAAAATATGGATTATGAAGAGCTAAGGCCTCTCGTACTCGAAGCTCTCAAGCAGACGCCAGAAACACAAGTTATAGAGCTGCTTAATAGAGTTGAAAATCTTGCGCTGTCAAAGGGATTTTACTCCGAAGTAACTCCGTGGAGATACGGTGGACAAGTTACAGAGCACAAAATGCCTGAAGAGGATCGTGAAAAAGTGAGGGAGATAATTGGTGAGTTTGTTGTGGAAGGTATTTTGACATGGGGTATAAATGAACTCAATCCAGGACCACCATTTCTTAAGGTAACAAATTATGGGCAAGATTGTCTATCAGCTGCTGAGATACTTCCACATGACCCCGATGGTTATTTGAAATACCTACGCAATGAAATACCAACAATCGATGAAACAGTACTGGCATATGTGACTGAAAGTTTACAGACATTTCTCACAGGCAACATGTTAGCATCCACTGTGATGCTTGGAGGCGCATCGGAAAAGGCGGTTTTGCTTCTCATAGAATCTTTTACTAAAGCTATTTCAGACCCAGATGAAAGACGGCAATTTGAGCGTGAAATAGAAAGATTTGGCATTCTCAGAAAGTTTCAAGAATTTAGAAAAAAGCTTGATTCTATCAAAGGCAAACTCCCTAGGTCGCTTTCTGATGATTTAGATATACAGTTGGATGGAGTCTTCAATCTAATTCGCAATTGCAGAAATGATGTAGGGCATCCTACCGGAAGAAAGATTGAAAGAAGATTAGCTTTTGCGAACTTGCAGCTCTTTATACCGTATTGTAAGCGCATTTACGATCTTATCGAATATTTTAACCAAAATAGAATCTAAGAAGAAAATGTTAGTCCTTCTTATGCAAAATCGGTGACCGAGGAAATTTTATTCCTACAAAAAAGCGAGATTTCTCGTGCAAATCTCACGCTGAAACTTTCTAGGTATGTCAAACCGTGTCACCAAGCCCAAATCTAACACAATTTCTTAGCGTCTTGCTTAAAAAGTCTACTTATTTGTTTGGTAGCCATGAATATTGTATCATTAGCGCACGCGCGCGCCAACCTCTCTACGTTTTAAATAATTAGAGACCACGTCTATATTGGACTTTATTCTCTTTGTCAATGAAAAAATATCTTGTTCTATTTTTGATAGATAACTTGAGAAATACTGCTTCTTTACTACGTCAATAGTATATTGCAGCGGTCCTCCAAAATACTCATAGTCCGGTTGAAAACTTCTGCGTATCAGACCGTGTTCCACCTCGTTCAGTTCTATTTCCCCCTTTTCCAGAGTCGCCTCCAAGATTATACCGTCGAAGACCACAGCAAGAAAATTGAAAAATAAAGGATGATATGGATGGGCTATTGTTTCTGACCGCTTCATAGCCTCTTTAACTTCAAAGGACTGCGCTTTAACAAGTTGCATAACGGCTTCGTAAATGTCGCTTTTTTCTTTTCCTTCTGGCTTTAAAAGGGGAAAGTGCGTGCTCACTTTTTTGATATCTTTATAGTGAAGCTCGCTATCTATTAGGAGGTCAGCCAGGTTGAACTCTTTTGTTGGAATAGGAAATTTCGTCGTTTCCCTTAAAAGTATAGGTAAGTCGAAAATATGTCCTGTGAAATCATAAAATGTAAAAGCATTGAGCTTTCTGCTAAACAATATCAAGGCGTGGTCCACGGACTTTTTGCATTCGATTATCAGGTGAGGACTAAAAGCTATAGGTTCCGTCTCTTTTCCAAAGGTCGTTTTTTCGTGAAACGCCAGTATATCAATGTCTCTAGTTTCGTGCGTTTGAGAGTCAAGGTAAAAATGAGTTGGAAAAACAGCCCACCCTTGTTCTTCAAGAATCGATTGGATCTCAATTTCTAAAGGATATCCTGTCCTCAAAATTTCTTTCTGGAGTCGTTTTTTCAGTTCCTCGTTCGACATAGTGACCCGAGACCTTTGAGTGTATGCACTAAATCTCACGCACGCTTACGATTTTAAACTTCTGCCTCTTGATACGTTTGGTTATTGGCGGCTCGTAGCAAAATAATATTTAATAGAAAGAAGATAGGTTAAATTCGGAGAAATATCTGTGGAAATGGAGCTAAAGAAAACTCGGAAACCAGTCAATCGACTTAACGAACTCTCTGGCACTGAGTGGATTAAGTTTACGAAAACATGGTTTATACACAGACCCGCTCCTAGGGAGAATGCAAAATTATTGCATCCTGCAGCTTTTCCAGAGTCTTTGGTAAAGGAATTTATAGAATTCTTTACGAAAAGAGGAGAATTAGTTTTTGATCCGTTTCTTGGAACTGGTAGCACCTTGATTGCTTGTATTGAGAGTAATAGGTCAGGCATTGGTGTTGAAGTTGTGGAGAAATGGGCGGATGTTGCTCAAAACAGAGTCGATAAGCTACTAGCTCAAAAGAGGGGTTCAGAACATCTTTTAGAAACCATGGGCTTAACACCAGAAAAGCTGCTGATCAAAGTTATTCATGGGGACTCGCGACATTTAAGCAAGATTTGGGAAGAAAACAAGTTTCCACTAGTAGATTACAGTATTACAAGTCCGCCATATTGGAACCAGCTGAAGAGAAATTACATAAGACAGAAAGCAAGGGCTGAGAAGGGATTGGAGACAAAATACAGCGAAGATCCTAATGATATCGGCAACATAGACGATTATGATGGATTTCTTAAGGCTATTAAGGAAATCTTCAATGAAGTCTACAGAGTCACGAAAAACAGGGGTTATCTAACTGTCGTAACGAATAATGTTTTCTTTGACGGTAGAGTTTACCCTTTAGCTTTTGACACAACGAAAATCCTTAGCGAGGAACCATGCGCTTGGGTACCAAAGGATGAAAAAATATGGCTGCAAGATGATAAACCTCTTCTTCCATTTGGGGTTTACAACGCTTGGATAGGCAATAGAGCTCACCAATACTGTTTGATTTTGCGAAAAGAGGAATGAAAATGTCAGTTCAAGTGACACTTTCTGGAGAAGAACAAAAAGTAAGCATCCAATCTCATGACGAAATGGCATTTGAGGTCGCAAGAACTATTAGAGAGCATGTAGTCAAAGGTACGTCTCCTTGGAAAAACTTGTACAAGAGCACCATAGTTATTACCTCTTCATCTGAGTGGCCTGAGCCTGACTTTGTGTTTGATGACCAAGAAAAACTCACTTATGGATTTGAATTTAAACCGCCTGAGCAAGTAAGACGAGAATACATAATGGGAGTTGGACAGGCGTTAACCTATCTAAACCATTTTTCTCATTCAACATTAATCCTACCGACCCGTGCAGAGAACTTCGACATTGCACAATACGTGGGGGACTTGGTGCAGAACATACCCCTAAGAATAGGCGTCATTTGCTATGATCCTGCGGATATAAGACAACTCAAAGTTCTCGTTCCATATCCCAGAGACCCATTAGGTCCACTTCAAAAAAGAGCCGCTTTAGGGAAGGTGTTCTGGGCCTTTTGGATGGATCAGTCCATACATGAATTCTACTTAATGCTCAAAGGTTCATACGACCATAGAAGTGCAGCTGGTGACATAAAGCAAAAAGTCTTCACTGAAGTATTTGAGATGATGAAACAAAGCAAAACATATGCGAACGATGGAACTCCGAGGCAGCTTGGCAAAAGACTCAAGTTTTCGTCATGGTTCTTGAACTACAAGTTGCCATTTATGCATTGCGCTCTGTGGAGTATGGATGGCAAACCTACTTTGGTAGGAAATAGAATTTTATCGATCGGTGACACTTATGGATGGGATTCAGTGGAATTTCGGAACGCATTGGCTAAAGCATACTTAGAAAACGGTAGGCATCTGCTACTCATGAAGTATATTTGGGATATTCAAATTGACACTATAAACCAAGGAATCAAACATGATACCACGAAAGAGTATCTCAATCATATGGCCAACCAACTCATGGAAAGAGGCTTTGGTAGAGCTCATCGTGGGGTGCGGAGGAATCTTCAAGCCATGATTTCCCTTTGGGGCGGAGGCTTCCGAATATTAAAGCAACGGGGCAAGAGTTACTATTTTAAAGGCTTTGGGCTAGTGCCCGATTGGGGAAAAATCACGACCGTTCTTCAGACAGAATACTGGTAACAAGAAATAGACAAGGCTGATAATATTTAACTCAAACTCGAAGTCATTGTTTTTCTTTGTAGTAGCTTAGTCCTGCTGTGGCGCCTGTTGTTATGGCGAACCATATGATTGTTGCCGTTATGTTTCCCTGGCTCACTATGTAGGCTAAGCCCACTGAAACTCCGTTGAGAACGGCTAGGACTGCGGCTAGTTTCGGCTTAAACTGGAATCCCACTCTACTTCACCTCCGTTAGGTGTAGTCTCTGCCATAATCAATTTCAATACGCTCTGGTTTAAAGCCATATTTGAACTAGAGTTAAAATTTGAAGTCTAATTCAAGAAATCGCTTTATTTCAGCCTCATAAAATAGTTGTTGGTGTTGAATGTTTGCCCATTTTCCAGCAGAGCGTTGACGCCGACCTCTATGAGTGGCTTTTACGCCAACAGAAAAGACGGCAGGCTCGCAACATCCAAGACGTGATACGTCAGATTCTTCGGGAAGCCAAGGCGGAGGCTGAGAAGCGTGGCTGCTAGGCTGAAACAGGTGGCGCAGGCAACCGTTGCTAGGCTCTTCGGGCTTCACTCCGCATCCAGCAAGACGCAGGCTGAGATTCAGCGGACTTACACGGGTTTAGGAGCCGAGTTCGGTCAACCCTTAACAGACGCAAACATCACTTTTGCTTTGAAACGTGAGCCCGTGGCCCACAGAATCGTTTTCACTGTAGCCCATGACATCTTTGACAACTGGTTTGAGGTTGAACCTCTTGAAGAAGGCGTTGACCAAGCCAAATTCAACGAGACCGTGCAGAAAGAGTTACTTCTTCTCAATGCCAAAGATGTTTTTACGCAAGTAACCGTGTTCGAAAGAGCATACGGCTGGTCAATTATTGTTTTAGGCTACAAAGACAAAGGTGTCACGCTAAAGGCGCCTGTCTTACAGCCTGAGAAAATTGTGGCGTTGGAAGCCTACGGTCCACCAATGATAATCAATGTTGAAGTTGATAAGAAGAAGGAGAGCCCACGTTTCGGTTTGCCAGAAATCTATAAAATAAAAATCAGCGAAACTGAAGAAGCCGAGGTTCACCACACTCGTGTGATTCATTTTGCCACCCGAAAAATTCAGCCAGGATATAAGGGCATAAGTGTCTTGGAGCCTGTCTGGGACGACCTAACAGTTCTACGCAATATTCGGTGGGGCATGGGTCAAACCATGTATCGTTATGGTAGCGGCTTCCCTATTGTCACGGTTAAAGGCGCCACAGAAGAGCAGATTAAAAAGTATAAGGAGGAGTGGGGACCTCTAACAGCTCAAACAAGTATGTGGACAGACGAGAACACAACGATAGAATTCAAGGGTTTAGCTGGCAGGTCTCTGGACCCGGAGCCGTATTACCTGCCCATAATGGAGAACATCAGTGCGGGCTCAGGCGTTCCCTTACCCATTCTAAGAGGCGCTCAAGCTGGACAGCTTGCTGGAAGTGAAGTGAATGAGCGCGAATATTTCAAACTAATTAGTGACTGTCAAAGTCGATATGAGCAAGGCATAACTGAGTTAATCGACCGCTTAATGGAGACCAAGCAGATTCCAGACGTGCACTATAAAATCAATTGGCTTGGCGGCTTCGAAATCAACCCAAGAGACCAAGCGGCTGCGGAGCTTGACAAAATCCGTGGCTTAGAGGTGAGCACAAGCTGGAAAACCGTGAACGAGATACGCCAACTTGAAGGGTTGAAGCCGATTGCTGGCGGAGACATAGTTTTAGGACTGCTTAGACTCTCAAGTGGCGGTCAAGGTTTTGTGGAGCCAACTGTTGTTGAGAGGACGAGTAAACGCAAGTTGGAGCTTGAAGAGAAACACGGTAAACGCTGGGACCAGCTGATAACCGAAAGAGTCAGGCGGGGCGACAGTGTCAACAAAATCTGCCGAGACCTAGGCATTAGCACAAGCACCTTTTATCAATGGATGGAGGAAATAGGCGAAGACAAGAAGCCCATCACTATCTACGTGAAGCCAGATCAACCGCTGAAGCCTCAGTCGCAACCAGACTTTTCACCATTCATTAAAGCAGTCGCCGACATGGCGGCTAAGCCGAGAGAACCCAAAAAACGCCACATCAAAAAGGTGCTTACCGATGAAGACGGCAAAAAACTAATTGAAGAAACTGACGTGGAACTGGAATATTGACAAACCTAATTGAGTTTAGAAGACAAAGACAAATCAAAAAAAGAACCAAAGAATTAGCGGAGCAGCTGGAGAAACAAAACACTGCATTGTCTCATTTACAAACGCTTTTCACAACCCATGAACATGAAAACTATGCAGCAAAAACTCACACGCACGAAAAATATGTTGCGAAAACAGAGCTGCCTAAACCATATGCACACCCGAAAACAGGCGTGTGCCCACAGAAGCCTCAGCCTCACGGACACATAGCTAAAGACATTGCTGACTTGAAAATTCCCGAGCCCTACGATTTTGAACAGTTGAAAAAAGACCATCCAAAACTTAAAGAACCATATCTCCACGAGCCTAAAAAACACAGCCATGACTCTGAAGACATAACTGGCAAGTTAAAACCAGAGCAAATTGAACGAAAAGGTTTAGACGCCGACACGGTAGACGGCAAACACGCAAAGGACCTGGTTAAACGTGTTTATGTTGGCGGTGGCGGAGTAGTCGACCATGCAGATTTACTCAATGTGCTCCCGGATCAACACCACAATCAACTGCACGCCACCAGTCATGAGAAAGGCGGAAATGATGTTTTAGGAGTCGTTGTAACCTTTAAGTTTGGTGCAGAGGGAGCCACAACAACTTCCACAGTCTATGTGACAATTGCAAACTCGGACATCGCATTTAATCCTGCTCTCTTCAAGCTCAAGGCGACACTATACGTGAAGTTCATTTACCACATAAAAAACGACACCGCTGGACAAACAATATACATACGAGTTTTGCGCCAAAACGCCGGCACGCCTGTAACTGGTTCAGAGGCTTCGGCTGTCGGTGCTGGTTGGGCGATTGTGGAAACCGCATGGATAGACTGGTCAAGTGAGTCGGGAAACGAAAGCTATCAAGTGCAAATGAAGGTGACTGGAGGCGTGGGCGAATTTAATTCAGCATTGATGCTTCTCAGCCCAGTTCAACTGTAGGAGGTGGATTGAATGAAAATTTGTCAATTCAAGCTTGAGGTGACTATGGAAGGCGGTGGAGAAAGAGTGATGAGGGCTATGCACAAGGCGTTGAAGGCCAAAATCTATACTATGCTGAAAGAAGTCAAAGGAAAGGATATCGAGGAGATAAGCACTGAACACGAAAGACGGCTTGTGCTAAGGCTCGCAAAGATAGAGTGAGGCCTTAGAATGGAAACATACGACAAAGAAAGCATAAAACTCGCTCTTTCAGCACGGCTCCTGCTGGCAAATCATAAGGAACTAAGCGAAAGTGACGTAATAATATTCCACTGTCCTCTCGACCTGATATTTTTGGACATCATCGACAAGCCCAGCATTTACTATAATCACCGTAGCGGACGCCCGACAACATTCATGTTCAATGAGATTGTGCGGATGGTTGAGCCAATACATAGGGAAGTCTTAAAGCTCGATAGGGAATGGATAAACAATAAGCTGAAGGAACTGCATCAGAAACCAGACATCATTCTTTCAAATTCAAAATTCACCAGAAGAATGCTCAAGAAATATTTTGGCGTTGACAGCTACGTTGTTTATCCGCCAGTTGACCTAAACCATTTCAAACCTACAAGCTCTCATCCGAAGCGAGACTACTTTTTGTCTGTTCAAAGAATCAACTGGCAAAAACGAATAACCACGCAGATTGAAGCCTTCAAGGGATTGGAGGAGAGGCTTAAAGTCGTAGGAGGCATTGGTGATAAGCGCCCCAACCATGATTTGCTTAGGCTTGTGGAAGGTTGCGATAGCATTGAGGTTTTGGGTGAAGTAACAGAGGAAGAACTTCCAAAACTTTACACTCATGCCAAAGCCACAATTCAAACTGGCTACTTTGAGGATTTCGGGCTTGTACCCATAGAGTCGATGGCTTGCGGAACGCCTGCAATCGTAGTGGATGAAGGCGGATTTAAGGAAACTATACACAGCCCAACGCTTGGAGTGAGGATTAAACCGCCCTATGTGGTAAACCTCAGAAAAACTGTTCAGAACTTTGACCACGCGCAATATGACCCCAAGGTTTTGAGAAAAGAAGCTGAAAAATACAGTCAGAAACGCTTCCAAAAAGAAATGGAAAAATATGTTAAACTGGCCGTGAAGAGGTATGCCCTTAGAAATTAGAGAAGCCAACTTTGATAGCAAAGGCGATATTGAAACTTTCATTCAAGCACTGGAAGATAGCATGAAGAAAGTTTGGGCATTACATAGTGAATTTGGATTTTTGGGAAGGCAATGGGCTGTAGGCTTTTTTATTGGTCACTTCATGCGACAGAATCAAGTAAAAGAAGAAGAGTATGTTAACACTCGATTTTACATTGTTTCGGAAAATGGGATAGTTAAGGCTATTGGGCTCCAATTTCCAGCATATTCAATTCCAATCTCACCAATCATTGAAGTGATGCCTCTCACCCCTTATAGCGGAGAAGCACCTGAAATGTATAAGGCTCTTGCTGAAAAACTGAAAGCTGAAGGCCATCCTAAAATCTATTGTCACATCATCAAGGGTAGCCCCATGGAACAGAAAATTCCGATTCGACAAAAGATAGGCGATTATCCTCTTGCTCCTAAGAAGGGGGTTTACACTCTATGTGAGATGGAAATCTAATGAAGGTTGAATTAGTCTTCAACAGAAATCAGCTCGTTTTAAACGCTCGAGAGGTAGAATCCAGAATCAAAAATCGCTTAAACAAACTAAAGTTTCCTTGCGTTTTTGAAATCGAAAGCGTAACCGTGATAAGTAAATGGCTTGTCGTTCTGGTAGACTTTCCAGCACTCCAGAAACATGCGCTTGAAGATGATCTGATTTTGGATGCTATTGCTGGTGAAATCGTTAGAGAGCTAATAGATTATGCTGTGAGATACCGTCATTTTACAGTTTTAGGAGAGGGAGAATCGTTAATTTTCAAGGAGAAAACTCAGGCATGACAGTCAAAGTCTGCTATGTCTGTTGATTGTCAACGTTTTAGTTTTTCATTTCGGTTCAGTGAAATAATATAGTTGGCTCACGTTTGTTTCTGAAGAGGCTGTTTAGACTTGAGAAAATACGGCTTGAACAGTGTTGAAGTTGATAGGCTGCTTGTTAGTGAAGACGATGAGACTTTGACTGTGCCTGCCGTGATCACTCGAGAAGACGTCTTTGACTATGACGGCATGCTTGTCTATGAGTCTGCTGAAGAGGTTGAGAAGGCAGCTTTCACGGCTGAAAACGCTTGGATTGTTGAAGACCACCCGCCAGAAATAATCTTGACAAGCCCGAAGCTGATTCGGGGCACTGTCCGCAATGCCAAGTTTGACAAGGACCGCATAAAAGCTGACTTGGTATTCTTCAAAAACCGCTGTAGCCCAAAGTATTTGGCTGACGTCAAAGGTGGCAGGGTTAAGAGCGTGAGCATAGGGTTCTTCTGGGAATGTGTACCAGAGTCTGGTGAATGGAACGGCAGACACTACGACTATGTTAAACGTGACATTCTAATCGACCACGTGGCGGTTGGAGACTGGACGGGAAGATGCAGCTACCCAGCATGCGGAATAGGCGTAGACACGTTGAAGGGAGCAGACCCATACCCAAACGAGCATGCTTGTCGTTTGCGGGACCCAGACACGCTTAACATTGTTGGCTCTGGCGAACGCGAACACAACGGAAAAACCTATCGTGTGATTTATGGCAAGCCCAAAGGCGAAAGAGATGCGGGTTCAGTTGAGCAGGCTTATCGATATCCAATAGAAACTTGGAGTGAAGACCAAGCCCGCAAACATTGTCAAGATCATGATGGAACTTTTGAGGCAGCAACGAAGCAAGAAGGCGACAAAATGGCACAAGATAAAAACACAGTTAGCGTGGCACACAACGAGGTTGAAAGACAAAAACTTGATGAAATCCGAAAACGAAGAGAAGGTTATGAGGATTCAGACGCCATAATCGCCAGAGTGAAAGCTTTGATTGCTCAACTAAAAATGGCTTAACCACTATATTGTGCGGCAGAAGCCTATCAGTAAGGAGTCAGACTATCTCGTTATTTCTTCAAACTCAAAGTTTACCTTATACCTCATCAGTTTGATGGTGGGCAACAGAGTTGCAGCTGCCACAAGTTTCTCTGCAAAATCATAAGCAACAATTATCCCTCTCACTGCTTCTCCTTTGGACAATTCTGCTGTCACATCTGCCATATATGCGAGAAGCTGAGTCAAAACTGATTCTGAAGCCGTCCCCGCCTTAAGTTCCACAACCACGAAATTCTTATCTTCGTCCTGAGCAAGTATATCGATTCTTCCTGACTTTACTTGAAATTGACGCCCAGTTTTTCCCTGATATGTTTTTAAACCTTTTTCCAAAGAATCGAGCTTGGTTAAAAGGAAATTCTCCAAGTCTCTCTCCAAGCTTATTGTAGCTTCGTCTGGGCCCTCTGGTGGTGGAGGAGAAACCTCGAATATGGATTCGTAATCGGCAGGGCTTATCTTGCAAATGTTGAATCCTTGCTGACCACAATTTTTGAAGATGTCACTTAAGCTACCCTCATTAATACATGTCTGGATTTGTTCCAATGTTAAAGGCGGGTCTATTTCTCTAAACTTTTCCAATTTGAACTCAACATGATCAGCTGAGACTTCTTTAACCTTGTAAATCAGTCGAAGCTGTCTTTGGTAATTTATGGCGCCGCTGGCAAAGTATATCACCAAAAGGTCACCTGGCTTAACCAAACCATGTGCTTTGTCCTTACGTTTATGCGCCCACCCCGGATTTCTGTAAATATTGTTCTTTAGAATATTTTCGCTTCCGTATCCACTGATTTGCACGAGAAAATAATTTTCTTCTAACTCTGCTTGCAGCATATTTATAACCCGCACATTTAAACAGTTAAGGGCCTTCTTAAAAGAATAGTGATTTTAACTTGTGAAGACCGCATCATTTCGGTTAACTAAAATGTCATCGAAATTGACTAAAATAAAATTTGAGCTCGCCAACTCCTTTTTCTGAGTGAAAACATGTCTCAACATAAAGAAGATGAGAGTGTTGAGGCTTTCAAGGCTAAAGTCGCAGACTTAGAGAAGCGCATTGTTGAACTTGACGGTGAAAATCAGAAGCTACGCCAAGCCCTTGACGAAGCAAGCAAGACACTGAAGGTTTACGTGGACCGCGAGAAAGAAGCCACAGTCAAAACTATCATGGAGAAGGCTGACTGGAGCAAAGACGAGCTTGACAAAATGGACCTACCACAGCTGAAACTCATTCTAAAAGCGGTTGACAGTGCAAAGGGAACGGTGAAGAACATTCGCAGCGCTGGAGCGGTATCATCGACAAGCGAGGATGAAAACAAGCTAACGGTTGGTTGCCTCTACCACAAGGAGCGTGCGTAAAATATGCCATATGTTAAACCCTCCAACAAAATCTTGGTGGGTGGAACACCCATCATTGACGAACTCGTGGCTGAGGGCACAACCCTAAAGCCTGGACTGTTCGTTAGGAAGGGCACAGGCGACCATCAGGCTCAGCTTGCCATAGACGGAGACACCCGTCCATTAGGCATTCTTGACGCAGACCCACGATACAAACTTGCAGACACTTTCGCAGACAAGGCTCCAGTGAAAGTTCTGAAGGGTCCTATTGTTGTAGTGGCAACGCTTGCAGCCAGCCAGAGCATCACCAAAGGACAAGCACTTGTTTGTGCTGCCAACGGACAAGTCAAAGCCGCAGCGACTCTGTCAGTTAGCGTTCCGTCTGGAGCCACTGCAGTGACATCTACTGCTGCTCAACCCGACTTGACTGAGGCTGGAAGCCTTCCGCCAGGCGGAGTAATAGCTGGCTACGCTGAGGAAACAATATCCACAGGTGCGGGTGAAACAAAGCCCATCATGATGAGGTTGGTGATCTAAAAATGGAACCCTTACAGCTTGTCGGAACCGCACAGGCACCGCTCACAGAGGAACAATGGAAGCAACTTGACGAAGCCGTAGTCAGAGCTGTTCAACCCGTGCTCGTTGGCCGACGTGTCTTGCCTCTTAAACAACTCGCAGGCGTAGGCGTCATGACCGTCACATGGGACGAGCTCACAGAGATGAGCGAAGCCATAATCAGCATGTACGGCGAAACACCAGCCCAAGACGTCATCGTTTACACGAGGAAGTCATTGATTGTTCCCATACTGCACAAAGATTTTAGAATACATTGGCGAGACTTGGAAGCTTCCAGACGAAGTGGAACACCCCTTGACACGGCCAACGCAGAGTCAGCAGCGCTCGTGGTTGCTCAGCTTGAAGAGGAGCTTATTCTCAACGGCGAAATCACTGGCAAGCCAAGGCTGGGCATTCAAGGCTTAACAACTGTCACTGGAAGATTGACGCAGGCAAGCGCTGGAGCATGGGCAACATCGCCAAACGCTTTAACAACCGTACGCAACGCTGCCAAACAACTGCTCAATAAGAATTATCCATCACCCTACGACCTCATTTTTCAACCAAGCGCCTACATGGATGCACTGGCTTTAATCGCCAACACAGGAATAAGCCAGCTTGAAAAAATCCAAGAGATAATACAAGGACAAATCTATGTGACACCACTAATCAAGTCGTCAGCTGGAGGAACAGATAGCGCAATACTGATGAAGTCGGGCTCTGAAAACGCCGACTTATGCGTGGCACAGGACCTCAAAACCTTTTACATGCAACGAATCGACATGAACCATCAATTCAAAGTCTACGAAGCTGTCGTTCCAAGAATAAAGAGGCCAACCGCCATCTGTGAAATAACAGGCATCACTTAGGTGACTTAGCGATGCTGAAGTTTAGGGTGCGCAAGGTTTCAGTCTTCGGTTACGAAGGCAAAGACTATCTGCCTGGCGACATAGTGGAACTGCCAGAGAGCTATGCTGGACGTGACTTTCTGGAGCCTGTTGAAGAGCCAAAAGAACCAGAGAAAACCGCAGAAAAGAAGCCAAAAAAATAAGCGTTGAAGCCTAAAGCCTCATTTCCCATTTTTTAATGGACTTTAAAGGTAAAGTAGAAGCGAAATCTTTCGCAGTTTTAGAGTCTTGCACAACTATGCTCTGAACATTTGAACTTACTTTTTATAGAGAGCTTTTCACAGATTTTCCGAGCTTCTTCAAGTGCGTCAAAGGGACCGTGCCAAGTTGTTGTAGTTGTCGGGTTTTTAAGCCACCTCTTATAATAAGAACAATCTATGCTGTGAACCTTCGGACCAGTAGCTCTATTAAGATCTTCAAAAACGATGTATTTTTTCTGAATCCCTGTTATGGGGCTTATAATGGCACCACGCAGTTCTTTTAGAACGGCGTCATGAAATTCTTCTGCTACATCCCAAGGGTAAACTAAAATTTTTATGTACTCAGGTTGAGCCAGACGTTTAATAAGGACCAAGTCCAACGCATCCGAATCATTCCTTATAATCCCATATCCTCTCCAAATAGTGCCTTTTGACTTAACTTCAAGGGAAAGAGCGTCTAATACGAGTTTTGCGAGGTTATCGAGGTCGTTACCATTTCTGAATCTGTCTTCAGACAGTCCAAACTTAAGAATTATTGAAGCATCAAGTAGAGGTTGCCTATCCCATGGACCAACTTCTCTTAAAATACTACTTTTAACCCGCTCTCTAAATAAAGAATCATTGTAACCTCCAAACGTTTTTGGTGATATAGGAACGATTACTGAAAGTGCTGCTGATTCGGAGTCCTCTATGCCCTTGAGCATTCGTTCTACATCTTTGAGTATGTGTTTTTTGGCTACATCGGCGCTCATGGAACCACAACTCTAAAAATGATAGTCGGTGTGCCTACTTTTATAGTTTAAAAACCTCATTTCCGCTTTATTTTTTGAATTTGAGTTCAAATATTGTTTATAAGTTTAGAAACTGTTGTGGACGTGATAAGACATGGAACTCACTGTTGAGCAGAAAATATTAATCGCCTTACTCGAGCAGGAACCTCTCCAAAATAATCAGATAGCCAAACGTGTCGGCATCACCCAAGAACATTGTTGCAGATTACTCAAGTTTTTGGCTGAGGAAGGTTTGATAATAAGCGAATTTCATGCGCCGAGACGACTGAGCAGGCTTTCGCCAGCTGGACGCCAAACGGCAGAGCACATCTTAGAAGCAAAAAAGATTGCAGCCAATCTCAAACCTACTCTCATCCAAAAGTGAGCAGGTCTGTCCAAAATTCAGCATTCAACGGAGGAGACCTCCCGTAAGCTACCAAAAAGGTGATGATTAGAGTATACTGAATCATAAAATCCGCCAAACTATGATGGTGCACTTCTGACCTTCAGAAATTGGAAAGTCCGTCATTCTTGTTGGTTGCACTTGCGGAAAAGTCTCCGTCATCTGGCTAAACCAAGTCTGCCACTGCTCTTTAGAATATGGGTAGGCAATCATCAAGAGCCACTTGTAGCCTTGCTGCCATGTGATTAATCTCTCATAATCATTCTTTATCCTCTTCAAGTTTGGCTTAGGTCCGTGGAGTAGTGCTTTCATTTCAATGAAGTGCTCTCCGTCATCAAGGTCAAGTCGAAAATCAACAAACTTCCCAGGGACAAATTTTTCCTCACGTTTAAATTCTACACCCATTTTGTCAAGAAGCCATGTTATCTCTGCACCGAACCACCCTTCTTCTCGGCTATTGTACTTCACAAAAACTGAGATAAATTCCGACTTATGTTCGAAATGTTCATAGACCTTATCAAAGACCTCGGCTATATTGCTCAAGGTATCACCACCGAAGGCATGCCAGCCTATGCACAACGAACGCATAAAAACCCTTTTGTGCAATAAACATAAGTTTCTTCTATTTTGCGGTTAGGTTGTTGTTGATTTTTAGTGGTGAGAAAATAAGAATCCTTGGCTCTGTTTTGGGAACTCACAAAGGGAGGGCTACTCTCGTCCGAAAGTGAACGCTGGCGGTCTTCTTAGCTCTCTTGCTCCATAGACGCTTAGCGCTAATGCCCACAGCATGTCGTCTTTAGCGTTTTCTGGGTGACTGAACTGCAGGTGCCCGCTTTTGCTGTAGCTATACTGCTGCTCATTAATTTGCTCGCACAGTTGCCTATGATATGGTATTGCCAAACGGTTCTGCTCCATGACGATTTTGAGGCTTGAGAGCAGCTCTTCCTTGGTTTGAACCGTGAATTTTATTCCTTCCACGTTTCTTATGCCCTGAGCGCATATTTCCTCGGTTACGGGTTCGCCTACACCCGTCTGGTCCACAAGCATTTTTCTAAACGAGAATTTCTGGTTAGCTCTTACCATGTGTCCTATCACTTGGCTGTATGGGGTTTCAAGCGGAAACTGATGCAGGTAAACGAGTTTAAGTGTGTCATCTTCACGTTTCAAAACCGTGAGCACTGAGTAATCGGCGAGTTTGCCGAAGTCCACACCAGCGTAGTAGTTACCGCTTGGGAAAGACGTTTCAAGGCTTGTATAGAGTTCAACACCAAGCTTTTGGGAGAGTTCAACGGATTTACGGATAAGTTCTTGTGGGAAATAACTGTTTAAGGCTTCAACAAACTCGGCTTCATACTCCATTAAATAGGCTTCCCGAGTCATGTTTGCCCTCATCTCCTCGAGAAACTCTTGGGTCACAAGCGGGCATTCTTCAGACTTGACTTTATGCACCTTGTAGTTTGGATTTACGAAGGCTCGATAAAAGAAGTGATTTTTATCCCAAGGCGTGCTCAGAAAAATCGCATAACCCTGTGTTGTGGTCAGCATTGGGAAAAGAACCTGTGTAATGACTTCCTCGGGAATCCAGCTCGCCTCGTCAAGAATCACCATGTGCGCCGTGTACCCACGTAGCAAATTCTCAGAACAGGGCAAGGCGATTATTTTGCTTCCATTTTCAAAGTGAATTAATGTTCTTGTCGCTCTCACTACTTTGTTTCGGAGATCTGCTGAGGAATAAACGAACGTGGCTATGCGGTCAAACATTATCATACTTTGGCGAAGGCTTGGAGCCGTGATCAACACGGTCACTTTTGGGTTGGCGTCTGCAAAATGGATGGCTTTCATAGCTATGGTCGTGGTTTTACCCGTCTGCCTTCCCATACATGCCACAATACGCTTGCTCGTGTCTTCAAGAAGCTTGGCTTGATAGGGAAAGGGCTTCATTCCCAAAATCGTCTCTGCAAAATCCACTGGTCCTTTAATTTCAACCTCTTCTTCTCTGAGTAATTCTCGAGCTTGCTGGTCTGCTTCCTCAACTTTTTTCTCGAGTCTTCCGAGCCTGTAGCTCCGCCAGAAGCTCCTCAATCTTTGCAACACGCTGCTCCATAACCTCCCAATTCTCATAAAACTTCAATAGAGGACCATAGTCTTTGGCTGCTTGGAAAATAATGCGAAACCGCTCAAGCGTTAGTTTGTCAAGCTCTTTTAACTCGCATATCTGTTTGAAAGCTGTGCTAAACCGCTTAACAACCTCATCCATACTCAATTCATGTTTCGATGGCTCTATAGTGCGCACTATTACAGCGGGCTTAGTGTACACTATACTACCGCATTCTCCAAGCTGCTTGACGATGGCTCGATAGGTTCTGCCTGGAAGTTTACCACTATCATAGATTTGCTGAGAATTCATGCCCTGAGCAACCATTTCCATTAAAAGCTTGATTTCCTCATCAGCCCATGGTTTGCCTCTTGCCATTTTCAAACCTTCTGCGTTAGAAATATTCCCGTGATGTTTCCAACGAGGCCAGCAATAACCGTGAAGATTTCAGCGTTCCATGTGCCTAAGACGACAAGATGCACAATTTCAAGAGCTGTTAAGCAGGCAACCATGCCCAGGCTGAAATACACGGCGTAGAGCAGCTTCTGGCTTGGCGGAACCTCAATTGGTCTGCCTTTCCTAACTGGAATGGTTTTTGTCAAGGCTTTGCGAAGTGGGTTTCTCATTTTTCATTATTCCCGAAAATTGTTATTGTTCTCATCATTCGTCTTGCTCTGCCATGGATGAAGGCTTGCTGACACACCCGAACCTTTTCGAGATTCATAACGCCCGACTTCAACAGCCTAATGTCTTGAACCGTGCCCAACGGAATAATAGTACAGTCGATCTGTCCATATCCCTCAGAATAGAGCCACCGATTCGCAACCAGAACAATGTGCTGTGCGACCCTGCCAAAGACGCCGATGTATATGCCCCAGCTTGAAACAGGCAAGTCGATTTCGGCTCCAGATGCGCCGCCTTCACGCATCTGCTCCATAGTCTCAAGTTTTCCACGGCTTGCATCAAGCCATGTAACCTCAACAAGGTCGCCTAGCTGGATGCCTTGTAGTTGTTTCTGAAGCTTGTTCAAACTTATTACCAACAGAAGAAGACGTGTTCGGCTTTTTTAAGCAAATCTTGAAGTTTATTTTAATTTATCTGCTGCTAAATTGATTTTTTCTTAAATTTAAGCGTAATTCAAGATTTGTTTTTTAGTTTCTTCTCATCTTTTTGTTTTTGGATACTCTATGGTTGCAGTTACCGCCGACCAGATTCGTAAACGCTTAGGTTTATCAGAGTCTGATATCAGTGACACGGATGTCCTAGCCTTTAGAGACGAGGCTGTAGCCTTCTTAAGCGAAGAAATCGGGAGAGCGCTTGACGCTTCAAATTGCACAGAAGCAGAAGCCAACGCCATCCGCAACCTATCAGCAATCTACAGTTATTGCAAGGTCACAGGCGGGTCTGCTGTTGGGTTAGACTTCAGTGTTGGAGATTTACGTGTTTCTCCGAATGCTGGAAAACAGCTTGAATTCTTGCGGGAGCAAGTTGAACGGTTCATAGCCCGCCAAAAAAGGCATGGCATAAGCCTGCTGGAGGGACCATAATGGGCGTTGTTCCTAATGCCTATTACCAGTTCATAATGGATTATGCGCCTTATGTTTACGTTATTCCTCCAAACACTCCAGATCCCACATGGGGTAGAGCTGCTTTTGCCACTGCATTTGCTATTGACTTTCTCTATGAAGCTTACTATGATTCTCAATTCGCCAGCAAACAAACGGATATCTATAACAAAGTTGTGAGTCTCTCCGATTGGATTTTGACCCAGCAAAACACTGACCCAGCAAAGAAGGCTTATGGCGGTTTTAAAAGCACTGAAACAAGCAGCTCTTATTATAGCGTTGATGCAGCCAGAGTTATTCCTGCTCTCATCAAAGCTTACAAGTTAACTGGAACAGTCGGATATCTCAATGGCGCAAAACTCGCCGGAGCAACCTTCCTCTATAACATGCAGCATCCTCCAGCAGGCATACACGACAAGTATTACGGTGGATTTCTGCGAGCAGTCGACATAAACGACGCATGGCTTTATCAAATGGACATTGAAAACCTCTATGCTTTCATCGGATTAAAAATGCTTGTCACAGAAGACCCGACAAACGCAACGTTATATAACACAATGATGTCTGAGGCTATAGCGTTTCTGCGTTCCGGGTTCGAGGACCTTTGGCTTGAGTATCGACCGCCACCAAGCGGAGACGGAGCTTGGCATAGGGTAGGTTTGACTGAAAACGAGATTTATGACGATCCTTTCGCCTACGCATTGCTCGGGCTTTATGAATATGAAGGCTGGAGCCTAACAGCGCAGAAGGTTTACAACTTCATTAACACGATGAGACCCAGCGCCCAATACCCTGCCTACAACCCAGCCATCTGTTGGGCAGGCTACATCGATGTTGTCAATCGCTTTCCAGCTTGCGACTACTATGATGCGGTTACGTCTGGAATCTTGTGGAAAATCCGCAAAAACCACGACAAAGCAAGCCTTGAGTTCAGCATGAAAATAATCGATAAGCATCAAAGCGAGTTCATGTTTTGGGGCGTCAAGCATGCTGACTACAGCTATGTGGAAAACAAGCAAGCTATGGCTACTGTTGCTTGGCTCTCACTGCTCTATCTAAACTACGAATACCCACTAACACGCTTTACACAAATTTTGCGCTCCAAAGGCGAAAACGTAATTCTGTATCCAGTCAGAGAAGCAGCCGACAAGGTTTCTTACGGTGAAGGCACGGATATTCAAGCAATTGTTTCTCCAGTCAGAGTCGACGAGGTTTTAATCGAGCCAGGCTACATCGTCAACGACTACCTAACTATTCACGTTTTTGCTCCCATAAGGCATCATGACAAGATACGTCGCAAAGGCGTTGACTACGAGGTTTTGGATATTCAGGAGTTTGATTTCAAAGGCGAAACTGTCTACCGAAAAGCTGTTTTGAGGAGGCTCTTAGGTGCCTGACATAGAGGACCCAGTAACCACACTTGTTCGTTTGCTCAGTAAAAACATGCGAGTTGTTAGAGATGACGGCGGTTTAGCCAGCGTGCTCGTATCAAGCGAATGGTATGACCGCGAACTATTCAAAAACTATGATGGACAAGTAACGGTTGGGCTTGACCGCAGCGAAGACCAGAAAATCGGATTCTCAGGAACGGCACGTAAACGAGTTGGCTATTTTTTGGTCAATGTTTGGGCAATCGACAAGGAAGGCGTAGCCATGACAGGACGGAAAATGCGAGACCGCATGCGAGCAGAAATCAACCGCATCATAAGGGAGAAGAGAAACAAGCCCAATGAAACGCTTTACAACTTTGTTGGAGTCGGGCAAACAACAGGCACGCACAAAGCCTATCATGCAGGCTCAAGCAGTGAATTATCTCCTACCTCTGCAAGCTGGACCGAGCTGACAAACACGGAATACGAAAAGATTTGGTATAGTGATGACGTTAGATACTCAAAGATTCATACAGTAAACAATGAATATGTACTAATGCTTTTCAGATTCAAAATCGACTCAGACGAGAAAGTTGTAAAGAAAATAGTTCTGAAGTTTGAGGGATATGGCACAGCGCCAGGTGGAAACGGCACAACAATTAAGGTTTGGAATTTTACAGCTTCAGCTTGGCAGAACCCTGCGACTGGAACCGGCGGAGCAGACGAAGTAATCACAATTACGCTCACCTCAAACTTGACAGATTTCATCGACAGCAGCGGCTACGTCTACTTGCTTGCCAGAACCACAAACCCAAGCAACGGCGTAACCGCAGCCATATTGTACTGTGACTATTCGGAATGCGTTGTCACGGTTGAAGGCATCACCTACTGCGACATTGTTTCTTATCGTGACGAGGACCAAGTGAATGTTAAGCCCTTCATTTGGAGAACAGAATTCACTGTGAAATCATGGTTGTTTGAGAATGTTCAGGCAACATAGAGGTGAAAATGAAAAATGAGTGTATATGGAGCACACGAAGCCAAAATCTACTACGTACAAGAATCAACATACGGGGTAACACCAACAAACCCGAGCATGCTCGGAATTGCAACAGCGGAAAACGTTGAACCTGCCTTAGACCCAGGATTAATCAAGGTTAGAGGCATAGGCTCAAGAGACTTAAAGACTGTCCGCAGAGGACTAAGACACGTCGACCTGAAAGTTGCGTATGCTCTTCCTAGCGATGCACCAATTAACTTTCTGCAGCACATACAGACTCTGAACTCGCTGAGCATCGAGGTTTTCTACGAGAAAACAAGCAGCATCATAGACTTGCTGCATAAAGGCTGCAGAATGGACAAAGTATCGGTTGAGTGCTCAATTGAGGATGTTGTAAAAGCCACGGCTGAGCTAATCGGTCAGGATATCGCTGTTGGAACCGCTAAAATCACTGGAGCCACATACGCCGATTACAGTGGAGTGGTTCCTTACCACGAAAGCTATGTTCAACGAGGAGCTGCAGACGGCACAGGCTTAGCTGCCGTTGAAAGAGTAACCGACTGGAAATTCACCATCGAAAACAACTTCAAAAGAGTGCCAGTCATCAGAAGCACAAGCGGACATCTGCTCAAATATCTCCAAGAACGTCATCGAGTCTTGACAGGCGAGTTGACCTTTGAGTTTGAGAGCAAGCAGGAATATGATGACGTTGTCAACGACAGCGAGTTTAGTCTCAAATTCGGCTTAGGTGGAGCCAACAGCGCTTTATTCAAGTACTGCAAGTGGGAGAAAGTAGGCTCTCCGACAAAGATTGAGGATCTGGTTTCTCTAAGGGCGCCATTTGTTGCCCGTGACGTTGTCATCAGCTGAGGAGGGTTAAGCTTGGCTGTAAAAGTTGAGGTTTTGGAAGGTTTCGGTCAAGAGGTAGCCTTGCGGAGAAAATGGATGAAGATGTGGGAAACCCTTGGCGAACGCATTCTGAAGATGCCCAAGTGGATGCAGAACATCGTGCTTGAAGACATCAACACGGCAATCAAAAATCGGATAGCGATCATGGAGATGATTCAAAATGCGAAGAGAAGTCATTGAGTTAGACAATCGCTTCGGAGAACAGTACGCTGGACGCTACGTCTTCCAAGAGATAACGTGGGCTAAACGCAGCCGCATAATCCAAAAATGGACCAAGTACCATCACATCACAGGACAAGTCATTAACAGCGACTTTGTGGCTATCCAAGCTGAGACAATTTTTGCTAGTCTTCGGGAGCAGCCTAATTCAAAGCCCATTAGCCTAGGGAAACTGCTAGGTGAAGAAGATGGCATTCCCATCGAGTTAGGCGAGTTATTTTCCAAAGTAGCTAACAAACTCTGTGGCATCACTCCAGATGAGCAGCGTTTTTTATCAGAGCCATCCGAAGAGGCAAGCCCCACCCAGCGCTCACCGAGTACAGACTCTGCAAAGAATTTAACAAGCTGCCCAGCGAAATCCGAAAAGAATCAGCAAGAGACATCGAGACCTTCACTGTGATTCTGAGTGAAATGGATCGCCAGACAGAGGAGGAAGTGGCTAAAGCCAAGCGGGAGGCGCATCATCGTGTCGGTTGAAATGCAAGTGGATGTGCACGGCATTCCCGAGCTACGTAGTAAACTGGATAGTTTAGACCAGAACATGCGTGAGTATGTGGGTGAGGCATTAGACTTTGAAGTTCAAGCCATGCAGACACGGGCTCAAAGCTTAGCGCCTAAACGCACAGGCTACTTAGCCAGCACGATTTTTGCACAAAGAGTGGGCGAATGGGCGTTCAAGCTTGGGGCAAGGGCTCCCTACGCCGTTTTTGTAGAGTTAGGCACTAGATTCATGCAGGCCAGACGGTTTCTGAGCCGCGCCTTAGAACTGGGCATGCTTGGATTGGCACAACATGTCAATCGAGCCATAAGAGACGCAATAAGGGAGGCTTCTGGCTAATGTCGTTCCATGAAGTGTCGATTGCAATCCGTGCCGAAAACCGTGCGAGCTACGCCTTCCGCTCCATTGTCCATGACGTCTTACACATGGGCTCAGCCTTCGGTCTATTTGATTCACAGATAGGACGAACAGTAAGCGGTGTAATGGCAACCATCCACCTCTTTACCAGCCTAAAAGCAGTGCTGACAACCACAACTGCAGCTCAAACAGCGCACAATGTTTCAATGGGCGCGGGAACAACCGTTCAAACAACCCTAACAGGCGCCACAATAGCACATCAAACAAGCCTTTGGGCTTTGATTAAGGCTAAAATCGCAGCCACCATCGCAACTTGGGGTTTGAACGCTGCCTTAGCCATGAAAATCGCTCTGCTCACACTGGGCGTCGGCTTGATTGTTGCCACCGCAGCCTACATGGCTTGGCTTGCTTCAACAACCCGGGATGCTGCATCTGCCCAAGCGGAGTACAATGCGGAGCTTGCGAGAACACCATCGAGGTCGATTAGGCGAGCTGGCGAGGAGGAGTATTATCGCAGAGGCGTTGAATATTGAGCGTTGCCTTGCCTGTTTGTGCTGTTGTTTTCGGGTCTGTGGCGCCGCCTCAAGCTGACGTGTTAGAGTTGAGGGCGCATTTGGGAGCAACCGATGAAGTGAGTAGTTTTGAGTGTTTGTTGCAGAATTTTGACAAAAAGTACAGCCTAGGCGGAACCTATCCCATCAATGTGGGCGTAGACGGAAGCATTAGCATGGGAAGAGGTGCCAACAACCCATTAATCGCAACTATTACGGTTGAGGAAATCAAGGCTCTATCGGATTCCCGTGGCGAAAACTATCTGCGTGTTCTGGGTCGTTGCTGGGGAGAACGACTCTTTCGCCGAGTTGTAACCAAAACCTATGAGAATCAGAAAGGCGAGGCTATTGTTAAAGACCTAATCGACTACTATGTTGGTCTAAGCCACGTAAGAGACACAACTGAACTCATAGAAAACACCGATACTACGTACACGAAGCTGGAATACGAGAACACGCCAGTCTTCGACATACTCAAATACATAGCAAAGACCGCAGACAAGGCTGGAGTCATCGGATTTGACTTCAGGGTGGCTCCAGACGGCAAGTTCGAGTTCTTCCCACGCAACGGCAAAACATCATCTGTGAGTCTATCTGAACGATTAGAGGTCAGTGAGTATCGAAAGAGCATTTTCCGCAAGCGAGACAAGGTTTTCGTTTACGGCGCTGCTGAAAAGAAATATCCAACTAATGGTGACTCTTGGACCGAAGCTCTCGACATTAATAGCGACACGATTAATGATTGGCAGAGTGGAACAGGCACTGGAAGCGTGTCTCTTGACAACACCACCAAGGCTGTGGGCTCTTACAGCATTAAGCATACAACGGGCACGCCTGACTATTACGGACGCCTCCGCTTAATCATTCCATCAGGCTGGCAACCAAACCTCAACAAATACCCAACCATACAATTTCAGGTTAGACGTGAATCATCTTTCAATGGACAAGCCACAATAATTCTTCAAGACAACCTCGGAAACTGGGCGTTCCGAGAGTTTCAAATTCAAGCTGACAAGTGGCTTCTGCAAAAGTTCAATGCAGGCAAAAAATACGCCAATGAATGGCAAGGCTCAGCTGTTGAAGCGGGCACCTTCAACTGGGAAATAATCAACGAAGTCTTCTGGGACATGTGGTTTTCTGGCACTGGAACAGGCAGCTTCTGGGTTGATAATCTCTTCTTCAACAGCGCACGATGGAGCGCCACGTATGGCTCAGGCTCACGAGAGCTAGCTGAAACAGACGAAGAGCTGCACAGCGACAATGAATGTCTGCTCAGGGCAAAGGCACTTTATGACCATCTCAGTAGTCCAGCTGAATATATTCGAGTCACAAGCGATGTTATTGATTATGGCACTACACCAATTCTGGCTGCTGACCGCATTTGGGTAACATTACCAAACGAGAATGTTGACGGATATTACCGTGTCATCCCTGAATACCGATTAATTGCGGAAACTCAAACTTTAGAAATAACCTTAGAACTGGGTAAAGAGCCGCCGTTGCTCGCCGACTACTTGTACGCCTTGAGAAGCAAGACTGGAAGTTTAGCTCGCTACAAAATCGGGAGACTATAGCCATGGGTCGCAGAGCTAAACCGCCTTTCTATCGCTGGAAGAAGGGTCGGAAAAAGAAGCAGAATGAATGGTGGAGGAGCGAACGATAATTCTTGCGAAGAAGAGAGTTTTTCCGAATCACACAGTGGGCCCGCAGATATGACCGAAACAGCGGCAAATTCATAGTCAATATCAGTTATGAAACTGCTGCTCCTCAACCGACTGAAAGGGTTGTGGCTGTTGCTGAAAGCTTCGGCTTAGGCTTGGACCAATGGGAAAAGTTTGTGGTTTATGATAACGTGGAGTTGAAAATTGGGTCCAAAGACATCACGCTCATAACAGGCGATTCCGGCTCAGGCAAGTCTGTTCTGTTGAAAGCTCTGGAGAAAGACATCAAGCAAGACATGGAAGTTTCATTAATCAATATTTCGGATATCCAACCAGAGCCAGGCAAACCCCTTGTCGAAACTATTGGCGAAACCGTTGAGGAAGCATTAGAGCTCCTTAGCAAAGTGGGTTTGAATGATGCTTTTCTGTTTCTGCGTAGCTTTGAACAGCTATCTGATGGACAGAAATACCGCTACAAAATCGCAAAAATGATGGAAAGCAAAGCTCAGTTTTGGGTTATGGACGAATTCTGCGCCACGCTAGATAGAGACACAGCTAAAATAGTAGCCTATAATCTTCAGAAGCTGGCTCGTCAAGAGGGAAAGGCGGTTCTTGCAGCCACAACGCACACAGACCTTTTCGAAGACCTGAAGCCTTCAGTTCATGTTCACAAGCGTTTTGGGAAAGAAATTGAAGTGCGCTATTATCTAAATGAGCCGGCTAAGGAGTGCAGCCTAATGAAGGAAATTCGCATAGAGGAAGGCACAAGATCTGATTATGAGTTGCTGGCTGGTTTCCACTATCGCAGCCACACTGTTGGAATTGTGCGGAAGATTTTTCGTGCGATACGTGGCTCTGAGGTTGCAGGCGTCATAGTTTACTGCTATCCTGGAATGACCGTTGCTGGACGCCTCAAAGTTCTGCCCAAAATGAGCGTGCAAGACTTAAATCGAAAGCTGAGCGTCATCATGCGGGTTGTTGTTCACCCTAAATATCGCACTATAGGTTTGGGTCAACGACTCGTAAGAGAAACACTGCCGCTTGCTGGCACGCCTTACGTGGAAACAATCGCGGTTATGGCCAAATATAACCCATTTTTCCAGCGTGCAGGAATGCAGAAGGTTATGGAGCAGCCTCCGCCGAAACACGCTCTAGTCGTTCGAGAGGTGCTTTCAAATCTGGGCTTCAGCTTGGCTTTGTTAGGGAGCCAAAAATACGTTCTGGATAAACTCCATAACTTGTCAGATGAGCAATTGTGGGAGATCCGTCGTGCTTTCATGCAGAATGTGCATCTGCGCTTTCTGAAAGAATTTTTCTACCACGAACCGTACGGAAAACGTGAGTTATACAAGCAAAGAGTGCAGTCAGCAACACTGGAAAAACTAGCCAAACTTATCTATGTCACTGCATTGTTATTACAAACTAAAGTCTATCTTTTTTGGTCAAGTGTTTCTCTCTTAAAGGGAAATCTTAGAAAGGCGAGAATTCAACCTCGGTTAGGGAAGTTGTTGAAATAAAAAACGGGGGTGATGGAGTTCAACCTTCCTCTTCAACACCTAGGTAGATGTCAATCATCTTTTTTGCCTTTTTCCAAGCCTCTTTGATACCTTCTTTCGGAAGCCAAATTCTAACGTTATCTCCAAATTTTAGTTCTTCAACTTCTGCTTGAGGTTTTGCCGTAGATGTGTCAATTGCGACAGCTTGTGTCTCTTTAGTCATCTCAATCTCCTCAATTATTGGCTTAATATATCTCGTATCCTCAGAATAAGCTTTTCTGACAATTTCAGCTGCTTTTTTAGCTTCTTCTGGTGGAAGCTCTGTCCATACTCGAATATCAGTCCAAAAGTCAGAAGGTAAAGTAAGCCCCTTTTCAGTATATTTTTCGTAAATCAATTTCCACAATTCAACATTTGAAACAGCTTGAATTAGTCCTTCCTGTTCCTCTTTCTGATTAGCGGGGTAGCTGACTTTTCTTCCAATTTCAGTGATTTTTATCGGTCCTCTTGGTTCTATTAAGCTAAACGACCTCAGGTCAGCCCGTTTTTGCATGTAGGCTCCACTTCTGGAAGTCGAGTGCCCCAAAAGCCTTGACGCGGTCTCATCGTCTATCTCTTTAGATCCGAACTTACCATAGAGAGTTTTGACTGCATTAATCAAATCTGGTAGCCTAGTATCTGGAACTACTTTATTCCCGATTTTCATTAATATCAACTCTTTCATTACTGGTTTACAGTTCGGTATCTTATAAATGTTACTGCTCTTCCGTAACTATTATATACTGCAATTCAGTATTGAATTTTACTGAAAAGCGGTGCCCCCGTGGGGTAATAAGCAAAGCCTCCCCGTCTTTAGAACGGGGGACACGGGTTCAACTCCCGTCGGGGGCACCTCCTGATGAAAATAATGAACTTAATGTTAATAAATTCAACGGTTGCAGCTTTGCTATGATGGACAAAAGTTTCCTTTTTGGGAAAAGAAAATGGGAAAAAGAAGAGAGTCAAGATAGCTAAGTCAAGCTTCTGAAACTGTGACCTTCTCAACTTTTTTCAGCCAGGGAATCCTCGCTGGTTCTCTTGAAAGCTCCCTGATTATCTCTTTCTCAATCTCTAAGTTCGGCTTCTCTGCGCTTTCCTCTACAAGAGAAACGACTATGACGGCTTTCTTGACCATTTTTAGCTCACCTCTTTAACTTCCTTCGTTACAAGCAGTCCTTCAGGCGTCTGGCGCAAAGTCACTCTGTCGCCCTTCTGAAAACCAAGAGCCGCAAGAACCTCTTTGTTCAAGTAGAGAAAGCCATACTTGTTGATTGACGTCTCTGTTGGAAACGTCTGTTTGTTTTCCTCTGTCATGCGATCACCTCCTTGGCTTTTTGCATCCGTGCGAATCGTTCTTGCATCCTTTCGTTGGCTTCGGCGTATGCTTGGCAAAAGATTGTGGATTCGCATGTTGATGTGTATTTGCATAGGCTTTCGGGGAAGACGGCGGCCAAGATATCGAATCTACACACGGTTTTTTGCATTTCTTATCCCTCGGATCGTCAAAAATACCTCTAGGCTGACGTTCTATTAAATATCTGTTAAAAACGGGGTTGTAATGCCAAAAGACCTCTATTTCGAGGCGGTTCCCGCCTAAGATGGCTTCGATCCGAGGGATAAGTTCAGAAAGAAACCAGTCTCAAGCAGGAACCAAAAGCATCTCCAGCAATCTTTAAAATAAAACTATCGCAGCTCTTGGAATACTTTCACTTATATCCCTCACCTTGCTTTCATGACTTTCCGCCGCCGCCTTTAAAAGCTGATTGTAAGCCAAAAATTAGGCATCGCCGAGGAGGATTCATGTTGGAACTAGAGCAAATTGAGGGTGTTGGCAAAGCCACGGCTGAAAGACTCAGGAAAGCTGGTTTTGCAAACGTTGAAACCTTGGCTGTTACTCCCGCACGAGAGTTGAAGGAAAGGGCTGGCTATAACGATCTGGAAAGCGCCCAGAAGATTGTTGATGCCGCTCGGGAAGCCATGGGCTTCAGGTTTATCACGGCTTGGGAACACTGGCAGATGACTCAAAACCGCATGCGGTGCACAACGGGAAGCAGAGCCCTAAACAGCCTTCTAGGAGGCGGAGTAGAAACCCAAGCTATAACCGAGCTTGTAGGTCAGTATGGATCAGGAAAAACCCAGCTTTGCTTAATGCTGTGCATCACCGCCCAACTCAAGCCAGAAAACGGAGGACTAGGCGGAAGCGTACTATTCTTCGACACCGAAGGAACATTCACCTCCCAACGCATCCATCAAATAGCAGCTCAAAATGGCTCCAACCCAGAAGAAATACTACACAACATAATGCTTTCACGGGTCTACACATCAGACCACCAAATGTTCCTACTCGACAACGCATTCGAAAAATGCGCTGAGGAAAAGGTCAAGCTGGTAATCGTTGACTCGGTTATCTCGCACTTTAGAGGAGAGTTCTTGGGAAGGGAAACATTGGCTGACAGGCAGCAAAAACTCAACTTGTACATGCACAAACTCTTGCGCTTGGCAGAAATCCTAAACCTGGCAGTTGTGGTCACTAACCAAGCTCAATCAGACCCAACACCATCGTATGGATACGGAGTCACGGATAGACCAGCTGGAGGCAACATTCTAGCCCACGCATGCAACACCAGAGTTTGGCTGAGAAGAAGCAAGGGATCAAAGCGTATAGCCAAGGTCTTCGACTCTCCATGCCTACCAGAAGGTGAATGCGCCTTCCAAGTAACCGAGAAAGGCATAGAAGACGCTGAAGAAGAGAAACAAAGCTAAGCACTAACATCACTAAAGCTACGGAACTTGGCCAAGGCGAAGTGAGGAAGTAGGCTTATGGCTAGAGGCGACCCAACAATCAAGCTATATCGCAGGCTGAGCAGAAAGCGCTACCTCAAAGGAAAATACGCCTACGAGCATGAACGCATCTCTGTGCCCATACCCAGCAGACTCCACGACATGATCAAGCCGTTTCTCAACCAGCACTTAGAAATAGACATGACCCGCAAAAACGACCACATCCTAATCACTTTGCACCCCGCAAAAACGTTTCGGCACGCCGAAAACACCTCGGAAAAATTACCTCAAAAAAGCAGTTCATAGACACGATTTTTACATGAAGATGCATTTTCGCCTTAAATATGGGCACGCCGAAAAGTTTCCGCCTATAGGCGTTTCGGCACGCAGAAACGTTTTCGCCCAGATTTCAGCATACAAAAACGTGTTGATTAACGTGATAGGATACTTCAGCGCCATTTTTCATTCTAGCGGGTTGCTTGGTGAGTATGTCGTGTGGCGAAGGGCAAGAGAGAAAGTGGAAGACTCTCAGTTTTCAAAGGACGCGAAGCAAGGCTCAATAAGGCTCTATTCCACATCCTTGCCCTCAAAGGCCCGCTAACAATCTACGAAGTATGCAAAGAGGTTAAAACCCAAAAGGGTCTGAAACACACAAAATACACCAACGTAAACCGCCGAGTAAGGGCTCTAGAGGAATTAGGCTACCTTGAAAAAGTCGGAACAAGAAAGACGCAAGCAGGCTTCCAAGCAACACTTCACCAACTAACTCCTAGAGTATATCTCGCTCTCTTACTCAACCAAATTAACCTGGATAATTTCATTCAAACAGCAGGAGAGGACTCCATCATCGCAACACTAGCCGCCTTGACGTCTCACATGACCTAACAAAGAGCACGCACTTGAGTGTCATATGTTTGCTCCGCTTCGAGATTTGATAGCAGCCCAGTTTTTACCTAATTAATGTATATTCGAACCATAGCTCTCTAGCCCTCATTCTGATTGGCTTAGCAGGCTCAGCAAGATTATGCTTTAGGCAGTTATGACATTCGGACTTGCGATAGGCGGCGCTCTTTCTTTTGCATTATTCTGATAGAAAGAGTTGACATTTCCACGTTCAATTAAAACCTGCACATAGGATCAAGGCATATTGGTCACCAAATTTAAAACTATTTGAGAAGAGATAAATAAACGAAGATGAAATATCGATGCTGAGAGTGCTTCCATGTGGCAAGGTTAAGATACATCGATATTGTGTCCATCCTCGCCTACTTAATCACGGTAATTATTCTCCTATTACCTGAGTTTTCAAAGTTTCTCTCTCAACTGGAAACTTCCCAAAGGATTCTTCTGCTAATTGCGATGGTTATTGTACCTGCATTGCCTTTTTTGATTGCGAGAGCCGAAATGATATATTCATTGTTCTGCAAACTTTTCAAGGTTTCAGAGGATGAAAAAAAGTTGCTAAGTATGATTTGGAGTAATCCATTTAGAGAGTGGACAGAAGAGGATCTATGCAAGGTCACGCAATTGGAAGTAAAGAGAGTTCAAAACCTCGTTAAGCGACTAAAAAGGAGAGGACTTATAGAAACTAGTGAAATCTATTCAAAGGAGAAAGAGAAATGAACAGAAAATTTACGGTGCCAAAGGAAGTAAGGGAGCTTTTAGAAAAGCAGGCGTCAGAAGATATCAAAACACTCAGATCTGAGCTTGAAGAATATAAAAAGAAGCTGGCAGAAAGTGAAAACATCACCAAGGAAATGAAGGACAAAATTGACGCACTTTCAACCCAGCAACTTCCAAGTTTTATCAAAGCCTCATTAAATTTGTGGCTGGAAACTCAGGACTATAAAATCTTACCAGATGGACTTAACATAGTTGACCCGATTTATGGATACATCATGATTGAAAGAGAGCTTGTTCCACTGATGATGCATCCGCTCGTTCAGAGGCTAAATTTCGTAAATCAATTGTCTTTTAGCTATCTGGAGTTTCCAACGGCAAATCATACTCGCCTTTCTCATTCATTGGGAGTTTGTAAAAACGCTGAAACGGCTCTTGACGCTATCCAACGGCACGGAAGAGTATATTCGTCTTCAGGAGAAAAATCAATAGTGCTTGCGCCCAAAGATAAGAAAAAACTTATGTTGGAGGCAAAAGCTGCAAGCCTATTACACGACATAGGTCATTCGCCTTTTGGACATTGTCTCGATCGATATATCGGTTTGAAGAAGGAAATTCCTTATTACGGGCATTATGACAAGTATTTTTCAGGCTTATATATAGAGAATTACCTTCAGGATTTACTTAAAAAACTTGAAATCAATTCAGACACTGTGAAAAGCATTCTTGGACCGGACAAAACTAAGTTGTCCGGCTATTCGGAACTCGTCGCCAACATAATTGACTCTCCTCTTGATGTTGATAGAATGGATTATTTGCTACGTGATGCGCACATGACTGGTCTGCCATTGGGCTTTGTAAGCATGGGAGGACTCATAGAGTCAATAAGACCCTTTGTTAGCGATGACCATTACTCTCTCACTTATTCTATGGAGGCATTGTATCACATAGAACATTTCTTGTATGCGAGAGATGCTATGTATGTTAACTGTTATGAATCTCCAATAAAGACTGCAGCTGAAGGAATGATAGTGAGTGCTGTTAACAATTTCAGTAATGCATTCAAGATACCTCTCGACGACTTAATTCTCCTCGGGGATGATCAATTACTTAGTACTTTGATTCATTTTGCTTCGCCATCGATGCCTTGCTTCAAACTAGCACTCAAGATTGTCAAAGGAGATATATTTTCCCAAGTCTATGAACTGCCACTAAAGAGTCCCCTAGCCGAGAACAATGCTGAGTTGAGAGCCTTCGTTGAAAGCATGCTAATTCCTGAGAAGAAAACAACCGTGTACATTCAAAGGCCTGCTGAGTGGAGAGATATCTTGGCTAAAAGCGCAAATCTAGAAGACAATTCTTGGAAAATCCTCATAACAGTCCCGCCTCCAGACGCCTATCACCCAAAAGAAATAGGAGTGAACCTTTTGTCCAGAAATAACTCGGGTTATGGTACAGTGAGGCTCGTTGAAAAATCTGACATCGTTGAAGGGTTCCTAAAACTGCAGATGAAAGCTCGCTTAAAACTGAGAGTCTTCGTATCCTCAGATCTCTCAGCGGCTAAGAGAGAGAGCGTTAGGCAAATTGCAAAAAAGACTTTTGAAGCTCGAAGTTGAGACACCTTATGACGAGCGTATCAGTTTTTTAATATCGAGATTGAGAATCTCGGCCATTTTGCCAACAGCATCGGGGTTTCGCTGGTACGCATTTTTGACGACTTTTGCGCAGAGGTTTCTCCCTTTTTCTGAAAGTGTTACAGTTGGACTGCGTTCTCTAACGTAGTCAAAAGTTAGCAAATAGCTAATGTACTGATCTATATCTTCCGAATAAACTCCATCTGGAGCTCTTCTAAGTGCAATAAATCCAATGTCGATTCCGCGCTCTTTCAATTCCGTGAGTTTCTGTGACAAATCAGAAATGTTGCCGGAAGTGCTCAACAGAATAGCTGCAATAAGCTCTTCAGGAAAAAGTGTCGCCTTTGTAACACTACTTCCGATAGTCATAATATTTCCTTCCTTAATCTTCCCTCCAACCCTTATCGCTGTTTAAGGCTTAAATTTTTCGTTAGTTCAAGGTTCGTGACATCACTTATTCCGATTGAAATAGCAGACACTTTATAATGATTATGAAACAGCAATTCTGATATTTTGGCAGAGTTCAATCCACTCATTTCTATCTATCTGAAAAAGGGACATGTCGCTCCTCATAAGCATTCGCTAGAATAATCTTCTAGAAGAATAGAAACAGTGGAGCAAAGTTTGGGATGAGAATGGACAATATTTAGATATGTCCGTTTTTTGATACTGTACTTTGCGAGCCTCTCCAAAGTATACTATACTTTGCTGACGCCAGAAAGTCCTTAAACTTTTCAATGAACCATAATTAAAGGTGAGACCTGTTTGGTCGATTTGGTTGAAGATTGGGAAGACATAGCAAGATACACTCGCTACTTGCCTGAGAACATCCGATCTGGGTCATCCTATCAGCTTAGAAAAGCCGAAGACGGCGTTGAAATCAAAGTACGCGTCTGCAGATACGGCTACACCAAAAAATTCAAAAACGACGAAGACCCGGAACTCATCAAAATCTTAGCTTTCTGCAAGGCTGAAGGCTTCATAAAAGTCCAGACAAGCGTCTTAAACGAACTCTTCTACGCCTAAGCTCGGAGTTAAGATAGCCATGACTACAATGAGCCTAAGCCTATCTGACTGCAACTTTTGTCCGAAGTGCGGAGCCAAACTCAACGCTGGCTTCTGCACAAAATGCGACTGGTACTTCAAGCGTCAAGGACGTTGACTTCATTATGGTTGTGGTGGAAGAAAAAGACAGGGCTGCGCCACAAAACAATTGGAAGCCAGAAACCAGCAGCCAGCTCTTGGGTTCGGGTCCAAAGCTTCCAGCGACACCTGCCTCTTCAAACACCACAACCACACCAGCTCCACGCTGTCCAGAATGCGGCAGCCAAAGGGTCTGGCGAGACGGCGTACGCTACACCGCCTTCGGCGAAGCCCAACGCTACCTATGCCGCAACTGCGCCTACCGATTCTCCCGCTTAGACCCCTCAGACCCGTCTGAACCATCTGAACACCATCAGAAAATTCATACATTGATTTTAAAAAGCGGATTGGACAAACCTTCTACTAGGAACCGACACGGCGACTTAAGATATCCGCCGCATGGCGCCCTTAAGTCAACAACCGTGCCGGGGCCAAAAATCCGCCGCGTAGCGTGCAATCAGCACGAGGCGGTTAAAGCCATGGAATCCCGAACCCAGGAACAGGCAGCGGGAGCCACAACACTAAACCAAGCTGAAGTCAAGGGCAAAATCGTTGAATTCATGTGGAAACTCAAGAGAGACGGATACTCGGAAGCAACAATCACATGCTACGCCTACATCCTAGGGAAGCTCGTTAAAGATGGAGCCAACCTTCAAGACCCTGACAGCGTGAAAGATACAATTGCCTTACGAGAAACTTGGGGCTTGGGCAGAAAGAACAACGCCGCCAAAGCCTACACACTCTTCCTAAAGCTGCAAGGCTTGACTTGGCAAAAACCAAAATACAAACCAACTTTCAAGTTGCCTTTCATCCCGATCGAAAACGAGATAGACGATCTGATAGCTGGCTGCGGCTCTCAAATGGCAACGTTTCTCCAAGTGCTCAAGGAAACAGCGATGAGAAGTGGCGAAGCCTTCCAGCTCAGATGGACAGACATTGATACCATGAACAACACGATAAGGATAATGCCGGAGAAAGGCAGCAACCCACGGATATTCAGAATCTCCAATAAACTTGCATGTATGCTCGGCAACCAACCGAAAACAACAGACAAAATCTTCACGTACAAAGACAAATTCTACCTAGGCAAGGCTTTCAGAAAACAACGTAGAAGAATAGCCCACAAATTCGGAAACCCAAGAATCCTACAAATCCACTTCCACACGCTCAGACACTGGAAAGCCACTATGGAATACGCCAGAACCAAAGACATCCTCTATGTCATGCAACTGCTAGGACACAGAAAAATCGAAAACACGCTTAAATACACTCAGCTCGTCAACTTTAAAAACGACGAATACGTGTGCAAAGTGGCTAGGACCATAGACGAAGACAAAGAACTCATCGAGGCAGCCTTCGAATACATCACCGAAAGAGACGGCATAAAAATCTACCGAAAAAGGAAATAG